CGCATTCTCCCCATCATGCGCATCCTATGACTCTTCATCTCACTCGCAGACATCCCTCCCTTCTTCATCTTATCCATATGTTTCGTCAATGCTGACTTTTGAGCGTCGGACATTTTCCCCCTTGTTGCTGTTGCTTTCTTCATCGTGGGTTTTTCCATCTTCTCAGAACTATACGCCATTTAGTTTGACCCTATAAAATATTTTGAAGATTAAAAATATAACAAAACGTAAATGAGCGGATATATTGAATCCGAAATTGTTGAGGCAAATCGTCTTACATCAGAAGAAGCACGCACAAATAACGACAGCAATCCAGCACAATGGACATGCGTCCTTGGTGATATCTATGATTTGAATCCAGGTGATAAAGTTAGTCTCTATTCTGCTTTTATTTCAGAGCGTGGTGCAGGAACTTCAAAGACTATCGAGATAAAAGGCAGAACCCTCGGAAAGACCAAGACGTTCAAATATATCAAGGAGACGGTTGAATCAGAAAAAGTAACGAATCGCAAAGTGTCCGCAGTTGTGGAGCAAATTACGGATACGAAAGAATTGAGGGATAATATCGCAAATCTTACGATTTGTTATTACAAAAATACAAATGGGACGGGATACGCAACACTCCCTAGGAAAGGTATTCCGACCGGGTCGGGGGAAGCAAATTCTGCTCCTGCGGAACCTACACTATCACAAGTCGGAGTCGGATTTTTAGACGGCGGGGATATTTGTCCGATTCCGAAAGAGGCAACGCCATTTATTATCAAAGGTGATTACTATCGCGTTCCTTATGGAAGTGCGAACCCTTATCCCCCTTATGATGAAAATAAAGAAAGCGTCGTTAGAGTCAATAACGATAACTCAAAATTTACGCTGTTTATTTCACGTTTCTCAAATCTGGGAAACACGGAAGGAGCGGGTCTCATAAACGGGGGTCTTGCGGGAAGCACCGAACCCGCATTAAGTTTTACAATTGAACCCGAGTTTAGGGAGTATTATCTTTATCGCGAACTTCTTGAAATTGAAGTTGAAAAGGGTTTTAACTCCGCTCAGTTTATCGCTCAAAGTCTGACGAATAAACTTCAACTTATCACAAAAACAGAGGATCTGATATTTTCACCAGATCCGACACAAATTGAAACAGGAAACAATTCCGCTAATATTCATATTAGCAAAACTATTGAGAGTAATACTTACAAGACGTTTAACTGTGCGACATCTAAAAGTATGGATTTTCTTGAGGATCCAACTGAAAATCCCCAATATTACAACGCTTTCCAAGTTGTCGGAATGAAGCGTCCCGAGTTATATGAAACGGGTCAGTTCATCAATATGAATGCAGGAACACCATCGGGAGATGTTATCCCCACAACTAGCGACAGATTACTCGGTTCTCAGTTAAGGCAAGATTTTGATACAAATGTCGCAAATGAACCTTTTCGCACAAATATCCCCTACACTCTTGAAAATCTCAACCTGTTAAAAGAGTTTATCAACGCTCAAGAATTATATCCAGAAATATGGGAATCGTGGAATGCTCCCCAGGGTTCTGATGAGTCCGCCTTTACATATGGAGATGGTTCGTTTTATAACGAAGACCATACAGTAGATAACACCCGATTCTTTCACATGAATCAGCAACAAAACGCCCGTCAAATTGAAATTGATGCTTCGGCGACTGTGGAGACAACCACATCGGCACGGTTTCTTATAGGAGGGAGTGCAACCGATAACGCGGTTTTCTTTGCGACCAGAACGCCCGATATGACGACTAGCATAAATACAAGAGTCACCATTCCATCTATTGGATTGACCGATATCCCCGCGACTGTGGAATTTAGTGGGATCGGTCAAGAGATCACCTTGAATCAAAATTTAGGGACAACCGTTCCCGCGGGCACTGATTACACGATTAAACATTATACAAATGCGGATATATCTCCCTATTCGATGCTTGGGTCATCGTTGATGAGAGATAGCATATATTCTGCAGAAGGTTCTGATGAAGCGGAAAAGTATGAGAGAAATCTCAAACGATATAGCAAATTATTCCTTGTTTATTACAATAAGGCGGATAGGGATGTTTTCTATGATAAACCTAGTCTTGAAAGAAATGAATTGACTTACGGATGCTTTGGAAAAGAGTCATATACTCATGAAGGAGTTGTAGGGGATTTTATCAACATATATCCACACGTTGTAAAAACTGGGAACGAACCCGGAGCACCATTTAATATGGTTATCCCCGACTGGTTTTATGAATCCTCTCCGATAGAAGCAAGCAGAAAGTTCGGTTATGATTTACACTTCACCGCACCCACGCAACCCGCGATTCTTTTATGGGAGGGTTCTCAAATTACGATGGTGAATTATTACGGCGAAACATTCTCCGAGAGATTTGTAAATAACAAATGGGAGAATAGCAATTTTAAAGATGATGGTTCGGTTGAGTTTTCCGTAGCAGAGACTGAAGGGTATATCAATCGCCGATATATCGGGGCGGATAATCCTAAAGTTTTATGGGATGGCGAACACTTCAAATTTTCAGACTTACACACATCAGAAAATCTAGCGTCTAGGGGACCCGATGGCGGAAGATACGCTCTTGATCTTAATCCTACGGGGGGCGCAGTTCCCGGAGGGACATCGGGGATTTTTCTGACTGCGGATATTCCATCAGATGAAGGTGGATCAATCTATAAACTCAATCCTTTACAAGATGTAAATGAATGGTGTCCCGCTATTCTCCCATATCAGCAACAGTTTAAAATGTTCTCTAGGAATGGTTCCGCTGCACAAGGACCAGGAGAAATGGTCGTTAGCGATTTCAATAAGAACTATCAACCCTATACGGTTTATGACAGCAGGTCGGGGATATTTTTTGAAGATATGGGTTATGATGCTGATACATGGGATGATGGTCTTTGGGGGATTATGGGATTCTCATACGATCAATTCAACGCAACAGAAAACAATCTTTTGAAACGAGTGGATAACACGAATATCAACAGTTTGAAATATCCCACAACTAACGCAGATATCAAGGCGACAAATACGAAAAACTGGGTTACGAATATTGAAGGAATCCCTCATTTTGGGGATACTATGCCCGCTCCGTTTTCCTACTATATGTATAATGAGAATGGTTCTTATGAATTTTTAGGGGATCCACGAATGGATAATATCCCAGCATATCCGCCGATAAATATTAAGTGTTCGAGTATTAGTCTCACAGCGGAAAGTTTCCCTGTTTCTATGATTAGGGGATATTACACAGTAAGAAGCGATATCGTGCCTCGTTCGATATTTGTGGGTGGTCGCGATAATATCACAAATATGCCTATAGTGGGCGTAGTCAATAAAGAGAATCCTCAGTCTGATTATTACTTCGGAGGACAAAGCGACATTCAATTCACAATCGGGAAACCCACGAAACTCTCATCAATTACTGTCGGGATATTTGATCCTGATGGTTCTTATGCAAATGTGAATGATAGTTCATCGGTGCTTTTCAAAATTGAGAGGGAGGTTCGGACTTCATTCAATGTGATTGATGAAATACTCGGCGATAAAAACAAAGCAAAAATTTGATACAAAATAAAAATAATCGTGTAATCATAAAATGGAAGAGCACCGCGAAAAAATCCAAGCACGAATGGATGCTTGGTTGGAGAAACACCCAGACCAGAAGGCGATTCATGAGGCGTCTCTGAAAGATCCCGAGACGTATAAAAAGCGTGTTGAGGAATCACGGGCGAAAAGGAAAGCACGCCAAAAATCTCCATTCACCCCAGAGGAGAGCAAGAGATATTTAGCACTCAAAAAAGAGAAAGCAGAAAAGAGGAGTCTCAAGAAGACCGTCAAAAAGGAGTCTCAAGAAAGCACAGGGTCAGAAGCATCAACGAGCAGTTGATACTTTTCGGGATGTTTCTCCTTGAATAGTTCAAGTCTGTCCGTCTTTTTATAATAACGAGCGGAGGACCTTGCTGATAATAGTTCCTTATTTTTTGCATATACTTGTCGCTTTTTTTCGCCGTTTTGTTGATAATGTGCTTTTGCCCTTTCGCGATTTTTCGCGATAAAATCAGGGTCCTTTTTTAAAACTTCGTGATATCGGTTTTTATCATATTCACGACGCTTCACATGACGCTCAACTATCGCCTTTATTTGTTCGTCGGTTAAATCCATTCTATAAGAGGTTATAGATTTTAATCTTTAAGTTTGTAAAAGTCCTTTCAAAAATACGATAAGATCGGGATTCATCGGCGTGAGATTCTGTTTGAATTTCTCCTTGTCAATCGTGTTTTTTTCATGCACTAAGCAAACCATAATCTTCATAACATCAGAGATTGCGACGACTTTATCTGATAATCCTTCAAGCAATCGCTTGCCTTCTCCTTTGCTATTTCTTGCGAATTTGCTAGTTGATGCGAACCATTTGCGATCAAAAAATAGCGTTGCTTCATGTATCAGTGGAATCCGATCACCGCAGTTGATTCCACATATTCCGAAATTGTCCTTTGTATAGCAAAAGAGCATCTTGTCCGAACCCACACATTTGACGCCTTTATCACGTAAAATTTCATAGTTGTATTTGACCGCTGAGGGTTTGTATAAATCATCTGTATCAAAGAATTGACAGTAAGGCGTCTTTGCGGTTTTTACTAATCTATTGCGTTTCGCCCCGATTGACGAGCGAACAGGATAAACATTATGTATTACCGGAATCGGATAGAGATATTCGCAAACGCTTTGATATTCTTCAATACCTCTGATGAATGGTTCGGCGGACCTGCACTCATCAATAACGACTCTGAGTTTTGAATGAGGATAATTCTGACTCTTGATATTGTAGAGGGTCAGATTCAAAAATTCGTGTCTTTGAAAAACAGGAATCAATATCGAGACTTCGGGATAATCCATATATATCTTCAAAGATTTTTATCAGTCTGTTTTAACCCGTTATCATTATCAAATAGATAATAGTTCGCTACATACTCAAATAACTCAAGGATGAAGGCGTGATTGTCAGCATTGACGCCGTCAAAGTGTGTATCAAAAAATTGCTCTACTGCTTCCTCTAGTTCAATCTGTTCGCTGTTTTCACTCATATGATACACCATACAAAATAATCTTGAAGAATAACCCTCAGAGCATTATCTTTTTGATAATGATTTCATCAATTTTGATTTCATAAAAGACAAAGTATTCAAAAATTACAATTGTTAGAAAGTCTTGACAGAGAATAGTGTCAAAGCATTATCTTTTTGATAATGCTTTTATGATTCTATGCGTTGCTGAGCAACCTCAAAGATCTCGGGATTCATTTCCATACCTATGAAATTACGATTCATCTGCTTACAAGCGACGCCCGTCGAACCCGAACCCATCGTCGGATCAAGCACAACATCGCCTTCTTTTGAATAATACTTCAAAAACCACGCGATCAATTCCGTCGGTTTCTGTGTAGAATGTTTTCCTCTCTCTGATTTGATTTCAAGCAAAGAATGAGGGAGCGGTGGATCATAGATGCTTTCGCCGTTTCTTTGCTCATTATGGTGATAATGCGTATTTGTTCCGTATGCTGTTTTATGCTCGTCTTCGCGAACAACTGAGACGGGAAGCGGAGGTTCATATCGTTCCTTATGATATTTCGCATCTTTCGGGACTTTTATCCGTCCATCCGTTCCTCCCCCGTAAGCATTCTTATTTACATCGTATTGACACAATTCGCCCGTTGCGACTTCCTTATTAAACTTATGACGATGACTAGATAGATCATAGAGCGGGAGTTTTTCATAAAACACATACACCATTTCATGCTTCCGCATCGGCATTTTTTTCGCACTCAAAAAACCAGCAGGAGCAGATTTCACCCAGACGATATCATAGCGGAAATGACATTTCTTAGGAGCGGATTGTATCAACTCAACGCCGAATTTTGTCGTGCAACAGAAGAAGATCGGCGTGTGGAGTTTCTTGACTCTCATAAACTGCTCCCACATCTTAGACAGATCTATCTTCTTGTCCCATTCGCAGGAGACTTGTCCATAAGGGAGATCCGTGAATATCAAATCCACAGAATCATCTGCGACTTCGTTCATCAACTCTAAGCAATCACCGAGATACAGAAGAGACATTTATATCTCTCTTCAGATTTTATTTTGTAAGTTTGAACCATAGTGATGCCCGTCCTAATCAAACTTGTGCCCTCGTCGAATCCTAAGAAAAAGTGGAATGCCGTTTTCCGTATGCCCGGGAATAAATTTAAAACGGTTTCATTTGGAGATCCGAATCGTGATGATTATCTGAAGCATAAGGATGTCAAAAGAAGAGACGCATATCTGAAACGACACGCGAGAGATTTGCGAACAAATGATCCGCTTCGTGCAGGATATCTAGCGTATTATTTAACATGGTCGGGTTTCCCGCAAAGTGGAAAACCGACAACGGATAAAAGGAAACTTATCAAAATGTATAATGCTAAGTTTTTCAAAAAGTAATCACCAGAAACGCCATCCCCCAGCATATTCCTCCTCCTTTGTTGTGTTGGGTTTCGGTTCTGGTTCGAGTTTAATGGTTTCAGACTTAACTTCCTTGATTGTCTTCAATAAGAAGATATCTCGTTTTATAGACGATATATCACCTTGAATCATATCTAACTGATGTTTTAGCACTTTCATCATCCGAGAACTTTCGGCGCGAAATTCTGCATTTGTGGGTGTTTGACCGCGATCCATGTGATATATCATCTTTTACAAAAAATATTTACAAGACTAAAAATTATTGGACTTGTGCTTGAGCGACTTGAGGAGCGGATGTTGTCGGAACTTGAACCTCCTTTTCTTGCTCTTCCTTCTGCTCGGTTGCCTTTTCCTGCTCGTCTGCTTCTTTCGTCTTCTTTTTGCCCTCAAACATTTCACCGACAGCATCAAGACCTCCACCGACAACGCTCAAAACACCGCCCACAATCTCAGCAGGTGGAAAAGCGACGCCGATCATATCTAAAGCAGATGCTCCGATTTGCGTGATATTTCCCGCTTTTTCCCAACCATTTGCACCAACCACATGACCCGCCTTGATATCTTGATATAAGTCATATCCGCCCTGTGCAGCGGAACCCACCGCACCGACTCCTCGCATAACTTTGCCCGACATTTCCTCAGATATTCCCAGAGTGTTCGCCATACCCTTTTTCAACATTCCGCCCTCTTCACCTTCACCCACAGTCAGAGATTCGTGTTCAGCGGTGGTGGGAGCAGTAGAGGATGAACCAGTTGCGGATTGTCCCTCAGGTGTTGCCGATGCGGATGGTTTATCTGTTGAAAGAGGATTCGCCGTTCGTTCAACTTCTCCTTCTACGCCTTGACCGACACGCTTTTCTTCCGCACCTTGACGCATAGCAGAAGAAAGAGCATCCGCCTTAGTCATTCCTTTCGCACTTGCTTCTTGATAATTTTTCAAAGCGTTTCTGACTGCTCCCGCTCCCATAAATGCTTGAACGCCATCCTGCACATCTTTCAAAGTCTCATTCTCCATAATCGCCGATTTTTGGTCTTGAAGGTTTTTATGGAGTTGCGTAATCTGACCCGCAAGGATTTGATTATGCTCATCAACCGCCCGGTTTGCAGATTCTTGTGCTCGATTACGCATATTCCCCGCAGAAATATCGCCTACATCATTGACGAACAAGTCCATTTTATACGATACTCAATATTATTAATCAACTGTGAAAAAAACAAAAGGTTTTAATATCCCGAAACCGTTATCAATCTGATAATACTTTGACACTATTCTCTCTCAAGACTTTCTAACAATTGTAATTTTTGAATACTTTAGACTTTATGAAATCAAAATTGATGAAATCATTATCAAAAAGATAATGCTTTTAGTAAGGGACTTAAGGATTTCTTTTCTATTATGTGATATAGAGAGAAGCAATGGCGACAAATTCAGATATCCCCTCATCAAAAAATGACAATTTCCCGACGCCTATTGAAGCGTGGAGAGATATTGAGGAGTATATCCCGAAAGATAAAAAGATATGGTGTCCGTTCTACTTCAACGGAGAACACACACTCAAAACGCTCGGATATGATATCATCCATCAAAACGAGGATTTCTTTGAATGCAATCATGGAGATATCATCATAGATAACCCACCTTTCAGCATCAAGAAAAAGGTCGTGGAGAGAATGCTAAAACTGGATAAACCATTTATCCTAATCATGCCCGTCTCTACGCTGTGTTATCAATATATGAGGATTTTCAAGGGACAAATACAAATCATAATCCCACCGAAAAGGATACAATTCGATAAGAATAGCAAAAGCGGGGCGTCCTTTGACTGTCTGTATTTTTGCTATAAGATGGACCTCCCGAGGGATATCATCTGGTTAGAATAAATCATTATCAAAAAGATAACGATTTAGTAGATACGCTCCGCGAAGTTCTTATACACTTGAACAGGATTTTCTGATAGTTTCATATACATCATCTGATACTTCTCCTTATGAACTTGATTATAGAGTTTGAAAAAGTTCTCCTCACCGCCTACAAGAGACCCATACTCTTCGGCGATTTTTTCTAGTTCCTTTTGATTTTGCTGACGAGCGATAATCACATCGGTCGCATTATTTCGGATCATTCCGGAAACCGCCCTAAACGTTTGAGTTGCTATCACGTAGAAATCTATGTAATGGCGGAATCTCGTGGAGAAGAACGAAACCGCGTTATTTTTTGAAAAGTCCTTTGTCAATACATCATCAAGCACAAGAGCAAAAGTCGGACGGTCTTTCTTCTCCTCATACTCGCTCTGAGACTGTTTTATCTCTTCTATGAGTTTATCTTCATAATGGTCGTCGCAATCAAAATGCTTTGCGAGGATTTTCCCCTTTGTATCAGATCCGAGGGTTGTGCTTACAATCTTGACGATATCGAAACGATCCTTATAGAAATCGGGATTGCAGAAGAAATTGACCAGCAGGTTCGATTTCCCGCTACGCACTGAACCGATGATTAAGCATAGACTCGGCATCTGTGGGAGATTTTCATGTATGCCGTCAAACTTGTCGGATTCCTCAACATCCTTGACTTTTTTTATGACTGGCGGAGGTTTGCTCATTTATCTTGAGTAAGATTTTTTTTAATGATGGTAAAACCGCTATCAAAATGTATTATCCATTTGATAATGATTTGAAAGATAAAAAGTATTATCGTTTTGATAATGATTTAGGCGTCTTCGTCATCGGTGTCTTGAATAAAGTCGTAGGGGTCTGATTCTTCAACCTTGGGGATATCACCCCCTTCTAGAATCTCCGCCCATCCGGGGATGTTGTTCTTTCGCATCAATAACGCCATATCATAAACCCGTTGCTCTGCTATTCGGGATTTGTCTTCGTATTTTCTCCTAGATTCTGTGAGTTCGCGTCGCTCAATGCTCTTATCTTTCTTGAGGTCTTCTATCTGTTTCTCGAGTTGAGTGGTTTTCTCATGTAATTGTCTCTGTGCATAGTCTCGCTCTTTTGTGCGTTTTCCTAGAAGCATTTCAAGAAAGCGACATTTTGAGATTTCGCGGACTGTGTTATACTCAGTCGTGTCTTTCTTCCACCGCTTACGCCATCGGCAGGATGCGACGCGTGTTGAGTTTTTGTCCTTATGGACTGCGATATTTTTGTGATAGTGGTCAAGTTGTGCGTGCTGAGTGGTCTCAGACGCATCAAATCGTTCAAGAAATTGCTCTACGGTTGAGGCGGGTGTTGTCATCTCTTTGTTATAGTATCCTTTAGAAAATAATCTTTAAATCATTATCAAATTGTTAATGCTTGGGACTATTTTTCTGTCAAGACTTTCTAATAATTGAAATTCTTGAATACTTTAGACTTTATGAAATCAAAAATCACGGAAACGTTATCATATTGTTAATGCTTTTAGAAGCAGTTTGAATATTCGCCAGCAACATCCCGCCACGATAACTCTTTTTTGAGATTTGTCTTGACATCCTGATGATATTGTTCGACTTGTTTCACCTGCTTTTTCTTCGCCTTTCGCTCCTTGCGTAATGTGTCATACTTGAGGATTGCTTCAAATTGTGCTTTTTCAAGGTCTGCCCTTGTAAGGGATGATGGTGCTGGTGCTGGTGCAGGTGCTTCCGTCTTGGGTTCGGACTTTTTCTTGATTTTCTCCTCAATTTCTTGAATCTCCATATCCCTCTTCGCCTTGAGTAATGCTTTATGCTTATCGTTCTTCGCCTTCTCCTCCTGCTTTTTGCTCTTGTTTTTACCCGCTTCAAGACGCACTTTTTTCATGCGTTCGCTCATTGCCTTACGTTGTTCTTCAGTATATTGCCTAGGTTTCCTGACTGTTCCGTCCTTGTTATATTTGACTGGTTTTTCTCTGCGTTTTTTCGCTGGTTGTGGTGCTTTCGGTGAAGATGCTTTCGGTTTCGGTGAAGATGCTTTAGGTTTCGGTGAAGGAGGTTCATCTCCGAAAATATCCGCGTCATCGATAGGTTGTTTCTCCATCATCGCCTTTATCTCCACAATAGGCGAGGGATCATCCTGCTGATTTAGTTCGGGAACATCTGTATAAACTGCGGGTTCTCCTTCATCAACGAAGTTTAGCATCAATTCGGGAGGCGGATTTTCACTCATTATATTGAATGAAACATTAAAAAATCACGAGAAAATTTCAATCATAAACAAAAAACAACATAATTTAAAGCGTGTATTTCACAAACACTTAAACTTGCTGGATTTTCTCCGCTGGTTTTTCGCGGAAGTATAGACATACCACACTCTGCCCAGTCAATGCCTGGACATATTGCTCGTTGCTATACACGAATGAGATGTCAAAAGACGAAACATTCATCGGTTGCGAGTTGTTGAGATCTAGGAAGATGAGATTCTTGGGTTCGTGATAAATCCTACCCGTTTCTACTTGCCCATCGAATCTTGGGAGATGTGCGATGATTGATGAGCGATTTCCTTGCCTTGCGTTCATGGATGTTTGCGTCATATTTTCAAGACGCAAAAACATTGAGCGACTTGCTAAAAGTTTCGGGACTGTGTCAGAAGTGAATGTTCGGAGGGTTCCATCAGCATCATAATCTTCATACGGCGAAATAGAAAATCCTAAGAGGTTCTGCGTGTTTGCTCCTCGCGATGGTGTATATTTACCACTCGGTCTCATTATGAGAACATTTTGCAAATCTATAGGACCAGTCACATCTTCAAGACCCGCCCACAACATATAACCCGCCCATAATTCGTCATCTTCGTAGTCATTCCAAGGTCTATTTTCAAGTTGAATCGCGAGACCTTCATTCACAGTATCCTCCACGGAATTATACCATGAAACCGTTTCGGGTTTCCCGTCGTCTAATCTTTGCTTGAGGGTCTGAGTTTCATTCTGACACGGAGTAAATTCCTCTACGAATAGAGCATAAGTCTGTCCCGTTCCTTGCTCCAGATAAAGCAGGGGATACAAGTTCCATTTTGCTTGGGATACGCAAGATAATTGTTCAGAATTCCCCTCCACCTCGGCGTTGTAAATATAAAGCGTGTCCTCAGAATCGTCCGCTTTCACCATATAAATCTCTAACTGTTGTCCCTTCAAAACAAATTTAACCGATGTATAACCCGCTGAATTATCCCCCATATCATACTCGTAAGGAACGGTGGAGTCTCCATATGCTAACTCACGAGATAGGATAACTTCACGCTTTAATACATCATTGACCGTCCCATCAGCACAAGTATGAAAAACCCTCAGCACATCCTCTTTTGCACATACGAGGAAATCATAGAAGAAAGAATCGACGGGTTGAGTGTCGCCCAAATCATCACCTCCCGCAGAAATCCAATAGGAGGGTTGTCGCGAATCCGTCCCCATTTCTGCATTTGGTTCTGTGTGATTCACATATCGCGATAATCCGATTCCCCAATCCCTATTACTATTATTCGGGTTTGTAAAATCAACTTGTAGAACTCCACCATTCGCAGACAGAGGATTTGATGCAAGAACCCCAACAGCAGGACCCTCAAATGCAGGATCTGCGAGAGCAGTAAATTGACCTTCTTGATAAGTAAATTGTCCGTATGTGATTCCGTCGTCACCATCTCCCGGGACTAGAGTATTATCCATTTGGTCTATCGCCTCAGTATTACCGGGAATCACACTCGTCGGCGTATTAAACTGGTCATAGATAATCTGATAACCAGTAAATTCATTCGTGCTCGAGTCTCGTTTTGCTGTTACTGCAATCAGATCGCGAAGATTCGGATGCATAATAGTCTTATTCATGGCGGTCTGGAGAGAATCGGCGAGTTCAATGGGCGTCACTTCTTCGATAGTATCCTGTTTTCCCTCAAAAATCTGGGTTCTGATTGGGACTGATGCGGAGTTCAACTCAATGATAAATTTATCGTTGAAAGGATCCTCTGACGTTATATCTGTTTGACCGAAATACTGATACAACACTTGGTCCCCTGCACTCAAGGGGATAGTTCCGTCAAGGTTGTATTTACACGATTGAAGAGCGACTTGCCCGTTTTTCGGAATCGTGTAAGTCGAACTCAGAGCATTCCGAAAAGAATACGGTTTATAAATACTCTGCTGAGTTGTTGCAGTCGTGGAATCACTGTCTTGATTACTACAAACGACAAGGGACATTTTATAAATAGGATTAGTATATTTTTTTCAAAGTTAAAATTATACTAGAAAATAATGGAGACCATTCAAGAAACTCCATCCTATAGAAAAGTCGCTCCCGTTAAAATCCCACCCCTGACGGATAAGAAGATAAAACCGCAGGAAATCTTTGAAGGGATGAATCAAAAAAAACCCGCACAACGAAAAAAGCAAAAAAAGAAGGGGTCAAAAAGAGATAAATCTCGTAAATAATTTCTAGGAGAGGTTTATCTGAAATGACGCGGACATATTATGATGATCCGATAAAAAATGAGCGATTCAAAAGAATCTATGAGAAGCGAATGTATTGCAAACATGGAACTCATAATTTCATCCCCTGCTGTTTTTGTCGCAACGAAGCACGCGAAGAGCAATATCAAAAGTATAGGTCAGAACATCGTGAAAATGGATTTACAGCATTCAGCGATAATTTTGATGAAGAACGGCGGTCATTTGATTCAGAAGACGATTATGATACTGTTGAGTTTTGCGTCTTACGTAAAAGCGAATCGTTTGAAGATTTGAAAAAGGAGTATCACAATCTCGCAAAAATACATCATCCAGACAAAGGCGGAAATACGGAAATCTTTCAAAGACTATCGAATCTTTACGACCACTTAAGGAGCGTCTTGATTTAACTCTGGTTCTGGTTCTTCGCCACTTTCATGACGCATCAAATCTAACTCGCTTTTAGAATTGTTTCCTGGATGTTTGTAAATGATGCATCTATCTAATCCATTTGTGATAGATGGTCGGGCGACATCGCAATCGTAATTTTTAAACTTTCTGTTGAATTGTTTGATGATATCATCAGTAATCATCGGACTCTGTTCTATTAGTCTATCATACTCCGCCCGACATATTGCGAGAAAATCGTGACAATTTGTTCTACGAGCGGGATCTATTGCGAGTTCTATGCAGATATTTCTCCCTAACTTGCTCCATGAAACGCCAGACGCACGATGACTTTCCATAATTTCCGCAACCTTCAAGAAATTCTGAAGAGTCCCCAAGATTCCCGCGAATATATTCACACATCCGACAACTGCTTGAGCGGTGGATTGACTATCCTCGGGAATATAACTCTTTAAACCCACATTCGCGGCACCGGTCAAAGTGCTAAGAATTATCACGGGTATTGAGAAAGAGTAATAGCGATTGCGATATTTCTTCTCCGCTCTGTTGTGAATCCATCTATAACAGGACGCTTTTTCTGACCATTCCGCTAAGAGTTTCTCGACTTCATCAGACCACGCCGATAATCCTTCAATATCCGCTACAACGCTCATTTATGATGATTTATTTTTTTAAAATTTCGTGGATATTTTTATATAGATAGTTTCATAAAATGTCGTCGTATTGGAGCACTGATAACATCGTTCAGGTTGGCGAGTCTAAGGTTGAAATCCCCTCGGAGAATGGTCTCAGTTATTCGGGTGGTCAAAAGGTTTCGCTTTTTGTCCCTCCGACTGTTGAGTTTGTTGATGGTAAAAAGTCATTTCTCCAGTTTGATTTGAAACTTGCTCTTGATTCTACGAAGCACCCGACCCTTCTTCAGTTAGATCATGCAGGTGGTGGAATCCTCATCAAGAATATGCGAATCTACGACGGCACTCGCGGGAATCTGATTGAGGAAATCAACGAATACTCGTCTCTTGTTGCTCTGAAGTATGATTACGATACTGATGATTCTGCTCGGTCTCTTCGTGCGATGGAAGAAGGTGGAACCGCTCATTCTCGTCCGAATCAAGGCACACTTGGAAACATCAAGTCGGAATACACTGACACCTTTACGAATCCTTATTTTAAGGTGGGGGCAGGGAAATCTGCAGCAATGAGCGACGGAGATTTCACAACTGCGAAATGTTGCGTCCCTCTTCACGCGGGCGTATTTTCGGGCAAGATGTTCCCCGTGATGATGAGCGGAGGTCTGTATATCGAACTGGATCTTCAACCTGCTTCACGTGTTGTGAAGCAACTGGACACCGCTATTGAAGGACGCAAACTTCAACTGAATCCCGTTTTCCACTCTATTGATGGTAATACGGGATCTCCCGCAAGTTGGGAGCAGACTGGAGCGATCGGGTCGGTAGGCATAGAAACGGCAGGGACGGATTATGATGATGATACTTATACAGATGTCGCCACAACTGGAGGATCGGGCACGGGTGCGACGCTTGATTTGACTATCTCGGGTGGTGCGATTACGGTCGCGACAATCAATAAAAGAGGCGTGGGATATGCTCTTGATGATTTGCTGGTTCCCGATCCCGCGACTGTCGGAACTCCGACCATTGGGGGCGAGATTAAGGTGTTGAGTGTTGCTGGAGAGGTTGATACATTCTATTTAACAAATGATAATAACCTTTTCGGCGTTGATAAAATTGATAAATGTCCGTTTGTTATCGGAGAGTCCATCACATTTATAAAGCAATCGGATAAAACTGAGGCAACACTTTCGGCGGAGTTTATCATTAGCGAGATCAATGCATGTGGGACAAATGGTCTGCTTGAAATCGTATCTGCTTCAACTATCGCCCAGACTTCGGGTGAAGCAATCGTCTCTGATGAATGGCGTGTTGCGAGTGTTTCGGTTTGTGGTCCCGATGGTGATGCTAATTCTTCCTACAATGCGACCTACACAATGTCAAATGTCAATCTCGTGTGTCATAAGGTGGATCTGGACCCGAAGTTTAAGGCGGGTATGATGGCGAAGATTCGTGAAGGTAAGGCGATAGAATTCGATATCCACAGCGTAACCACTTACAAGAACTCGCTTCTCGCAAGCGACCGCCAGACCTCCTTTCTGGTTCATGCATCAAACTCGCGAGCGAAGTCTATTCTGATTTCTCCGACTGATTCATCGGTCTATACATCCGCTCAGTTGATTTCGGCATCCGGAACTTACTCCATCGCTGAGAATGAAGCAGACCTTACGCTGAATAGCAATCGCTCGGGTTATGCTGGATGCTGTGATTTCCTGTCGTCGGTTCAGTATCAGATTGATGGGAAACTTGTTCCATCTCGTCCGATTGCGACTAAGAAGTGTGCGACAAGGAACTCGGTTGATGCTTTCCACCTGTTCGAGTTAGAGAAGTCCCTTGATAATGCTGGGATTACGCCCCGCTCATTCACGAAGTTCCTTGATAACTGGGTTCTCGGTCGTGGATTTGCGATTGGTTCGGGTGCGATGGATTTACGTGGGAAAGACCTCTCGGTTCTTCTCAAGTATGAAGAGACCTCTGCTCCTACAAAACCGAAGATGATAAACTCCTTCGTCTTCCACATCCGACGCCTTGTGATGCGTGGGTCTGGTGCTGTTGAGGTGGTGATGTAAAGCATTATCAGATTGATCACTTTTTTTTAGTTATTTTGACTTTCGTTTTATAATACTGCTCATCTTATAAAATGAGTTCTCGATATGTTTCCGTGAGACCTGACAACATTCCAAGCGATGGAAAGATATCCTTCAAGAATGGGTTCCCTATTCTGTCCTTCACGATTCAATCGCAGGCGGGAATCCTTGACACTAAGTCAATCCGTCTGACGGGTGATTTATCTGTTTTCTCGGACAATGATTCGCCCCCGACTCCTGTGAAATTTGGTGATACTGGTGATGACAAGGTTACGATGGATAACCGCCTCGGAATCTATGGCGTCATGGATCAGTTGATTATCCGTCATAATCGCTCAAAGCAGATTTGCGAACACATCCGCCATTATCCCCGCTATCTCTCAACATTCCTCGGACTGGGTTCTTCCAAGCAGGACCTCCTTCATGGTCTGAATGAGACGGCGTTGATTATGCCCGACCCTGAAGTATTTTTTAATACAGTGGTCGCTAGCGACCCCGCAGTTGCCTCCGCAGATGTGAAGAAGTCTTTCTCGTGTCATTTGCCCTGTGGTTTCTTGATGAGCGGAAATAACATCAACTTGATGGAGTCCTCTTTCGGTGGGATTCAGATTGAGATTCATCTGTCCCCAGATTCGAATGCCCTCTTCAACCCGGGCGGAGTTGCTACAGGAATCGCCGACGCTCATTATCAACTGAAGGATTTGTCGCTTGATTTTGAGGTTGCGGATATCCCTGCCGACCAGATGCAGGCGATGGCGAGAGAATCTTCTGGTCAGATTGAGTTTAACACTATCACCTCGCTCTATACGAGCATCAACTCAACAAATGCTCAACTCCAGTTTTCCCTCGGTTTGAAGCAGTTGCAGAGCATCTTTCTGAATTTCGTCCCATCGTCTCATATCAATACGCTGACTCAAAATGGTTTTGCGACAACTTACCCGTCTAATTCTGATGGTTCGCTGGTTCATTTCAAGCGTGTTCAGTGGTTGAGAGGTGGCGTCAAGTATCCTTGCGAATATGATATCGTCACTTCAATTGATCGTGATCCCGATGTCGCCGTGGTTGATCCGCAACTACTTAAAGCATTCGTGGATTCTGTGATTCCAGATTATCTGGTGGATCGTTGCTCTGTTTCAACCGTGAATTGTAATCGTGCCTATGATCTGGGTTCTGGGGGCGATTCGTATAAGTCTCTGGGCGATGGCGGTGCTTTGTTCGGGATAGGTCAGAAATACTCGCAATTCAATAGTGGTCAGGACTTCAGTCGCTTACAGTGGGGATTATCGCTCGAATCGGACCTTACGACTGATTCTCCTCAGTCTGTGTTTATCTACGCAAAGGCGAGAGCGGTGCTTGTGTGGTCGCAGAGTGGCGTGCAACTATTACAATAGGTCAATTCGCAACAATAAGATTTAAAGACTTGAGAACAATTCTATAAAATGGCGACCACGGAATATATGCGAAAATACCGAGCAACTCCCGAGGGGAAAAAAAAGTCTGTTATCTCAGACTGGAAATTTCACGGACTTATCGGAGATTTTGAGGCGATATATCAAAGATATATCACAACGACTCACTGTGAATTATGCGGACATCTTTTAACAAAAGAGAAAAAGGGCGGTCGTCAAAAACATATGGATCATAATCATGAAACGGGAGAATTTAGAAATGTAGTCTGTCAAAAGTGTAATCATCAAAAACTAGACCGAAAAGTCAATAAAAATAATACGAGCGGTCATAAGGGGGTGAGATTCATCACAGATAAGAAGATCTGGGTTTATCGAAAACAATACAATAAGAAAACCTTCAAGATATCGCGAAAGGATAAGACACAATTATTATGCCTCAAATTCGCTTATCTGATTTTATTCAATCATAAATCGTTATCAAAACGATAATGATTTAATCGCTAAATTTTTTTGTATGGTTCTTTAAAATGTCGGAGCAAGTCTTACAATTTTTAGAGGAACACTTCAACGGAACAATAGACAATCAGACCTATTCATTCGTGCTCGAACTCTATGACTATGTTATGCAGAGATATCACCATCCGCTGACATCGTCAGATTCTGATGCTTGGACTGACGAAGAGCAGGAAGACCTTCAGATTGAGGTTGATGAAGACGGATATTATTCACTCAGATAATCAACGATTATCACATTGATAATGATTTCATAAAAAACATTGTGTAAGAGTCAAGAGTATTTGAAAAGTTATATACTAGATATATCTTGACAGAGAAACAGTTGAAAATATTATCAAATTGATAATTATGTTAGTGATGTCATAATGCCTCCTAAGAAACAACCCGCACCATTCAAAGACCTAAAAGAAGGTGCTTTTACCCGTCAAGCAAAATCTCACGGATACACTGATCCCATGAAATTCGCAAAACTGATTATGAGACTGAATAAGCAGGGAAAAAAGAAACTCCCATCGGGGAGAAATATCACGCCCCTCTTAGTGAAGCGAGCAAATTTTGCCGTCAATTTCGCAAAATAGGAATCGTTATCTTATTGATAATGTTTTTCTATATCACTTGATAATTTTTATTTTTGTTTTTGAAAAGATATATAGCACACTACATAAATATGTCTGGTCCTCCTCCATCTGATTCTGCCCCTCGCGTAGAGCAACAGTATAAACCCGATGTCCCGAACTTCATGCGACTAGGTTCAATCCCGGTGAATTACCTGCAGAAGGTTGAAACCGACCTTCTGGAACCTGTGATTTTTAACGATGGTTCTGGTTCTACTGTGGATGGTTTCGTGCGTTTCCAACTGACTCAGAAGGGATTTCTTCACTCTCACTCAAAGATTTTCGTGAGTCTGACTCCTGTCGCTGGCGTTACACGTGCGATTTTCCCTCCGAATATCGGCGTAGGTTCGCTTGTGAAGAAGGCGGTTTTGAAGGTGGGAAACAAGGTTCTGAATGAGATTAGCGACTGGGACTATCTGCACGCATTCCACTCCACCAAGATATCGAATGAGAACAATGTAGAGCGAGAACTTTACACCACGGGGAGACTCATGAATCAACAGTTTAATTTTGAGGAGGGAACTAGCGATCCCGCTGTAGGTTTTTCGGTTGCTACATCTCGCGATGCTGTGATAGAGGATTATGCAAATAACGATTGTCTTCAAATGCCCGTTGCGGTTATGGATGGACGAGTTCCTGAAGAATGCCCCTCTTATGCGATTGATTTGTCGGATCTCTTCCCATTCTTGAAGGTTCATCAACTCCCTCTCTATATGATGGACGAACCCGTTGTCATTGAATTGACGCTTCGCCCTCCTACTGGTCATCGTGCCGTGAGAATTACGGGAACCGCTACTCAACCCTTCGCAATTGATCGCAACGAGATGAAGATGTGCTTTGACAGTGTATATTACGGGGCGAGCGATGAAATGGAGCGATATGCCGAGGCGAACAAGGTTTTAACGTTTCCGTTTGTGGATTATCGTGCGGTCTCGACGACAGTTTCGCGAGCATCTCTACAGAGCGAAACCGTCCGAAATCTGGGGATGGCGTCGCGTCTTGTGTCAAAAGTGATTACGATGTTTAACAATGGCGACCGAGATAATGAAGATGCGGTCCTTCTGGGAACTGGGTCTCTTTCTCCTGCTCTCACAGACGATCAACCCAATGGTTTCTCTTACAATATCAGATATAACGATAAATTCGAGTTCTCAACTAATGTCACGAATCTCGCGAGACTTTATTCGCTTCTTCAGAGGTCCGAACAAATGGTCTTTGTTTCTCGCGACGAGTATTCTTCGCAGGGTGGCGGATTTGATGGCGGAACGGACAATATGTTTGAGGAGATTTCCCAAGATGAATTTAGAGGACGTTTCTTCTTCAATAGCACAAAACTCACAGGAGGTCGCGTGGGTTCCCGAGGGATTGAGTTGCATTTGAAGAGCGATTTACATCGTGTCGTCACCACTCTGAGAAACTACTGCGAATATATGCGGTCCGCTTCGCTTGAAGGCGGTCGCGTTGATGTTTATAATCTCTAATAGGATTTAAAGATTACTTTTCAACTAGAAAATATAGAGAATATGCCTGATTACTCAAAGTCAAAGATTTACAAAATCGCCTGCAATACTACCGGAAAGATATATATCGGTTCGACGACGCAACCCATACAAGAACGATTTCGCCAACACAAATCTCATTACAAATCCTTCAAGAACGGAAGAAAGAATTATTGCGGGTCTTTTGAAATCGTTGAAAATGACAATTGTGAAATCAGCGTTGTTTTGACCTTTTCGTGTGAAAGCAATTCTGAATTACTGAAAAAAGAGCAGGAGATTTTAATGCAATATCCCGAAGCGGTGAATAAGATTAGGGCGTTTGCTTCTGATGAAGTGAGACGCGAGCAAGCGAGGATAGGTTCAAGCAATTGGCGAAAAAATCATCCTGAAAGAAAAAAGGAATCAAATAGAATCTATTGCGACGCACATCGCGAAGAAGTGCGGAAATCTAATAGAGACCGAAACAGATACAGGCGGTCTATGGGCGGAGATGAACGAGCAAACAATAATCTTTTATGCATTGATTCTAGCGTATTTACCTCAGAGAGATTTTTTAGTATAGACTAGATTCGCTGTCCCGACATCGTGTCCCATGATCTTCGCATCTTTCTCCTTCTCCTCATTTACTTCCGAGTATTTGTCGGACAAGTAAATCTTCCTCATCATCGTAGAGGATATCTTTTTACCTATCAATCGTTGCGATTGTTTTGTTAGCAATTGAGAGATTGCGTTGCGAGTCATATCGAACATTACACCGCCATTTTTTATCCCCATGGTTTTGATATACATTCTGAGAATAGGTTTCAAATCCTCCGGAACCTCAATCACATTTTCCCCATACTTCTTTGAAGTCTTATAAACGTTATACACGAATTTCATTTTAGTCTTTTGATCCACGAGATAATTGTTCGCTTGCTTCTCCTCTTGGGTCAGTTTCTTATACATCGTCTGATTGATGAGTTTCATCCCGCTCATATCGTTTCTCGTCGGAAGTCTTTTCAGCATAGAGAAGATAACATACGCTCGCAGGCGACTGATGTCATTTTGCGTCATTCTATCCTTCTTTCGCAATGCACTGACTTCCAGGCGAAGACGCTCAACCATGTCATCAATCTCCTCCATTTTTGCGAAATTCACCTTCTGCTTTTCAGAAATAATCCCGCTTTTGTTATCATCCACATACTTCTGATTCAATTCATCACGAACCTCTGAATATTGAGCGATCAACTTCTCCATCTTGTTATCCTTATCGATTGCGAGTAAAAACACGATAATCGCGTTCAAGATGTTCCTACGTGTTGTGAAGTGTAAATCCTTGATTTTATCCTCAACCTTTGACGGGGATTTCAGAAAATCGTAAGAATCAGAACTAAACAAACTCCGAACCTTGCGGAGATTTGCTTCATATTGCGTAATACTGGCGGGTCTTAGATTTGGTCGTGCTTTCTGGATAATTCCTCGCAGGTCTTCGGGGTCGCTATTCATTTATAAGCACCGTCTAGATTTATTTTTTAAATATTAAACTAGTCAAAGTTTTCAATCGAATGTCACAATAATCTCTCCACGCTTGATTTTGAGTTTTCCCGCAAGGGTTTTTTGAGTATAAACCTTATCTTGAAGTTTGCGTTGAATTTGTGGGGAGATGATAGGGACAAAATGATCCTCGGTTTTTTCGTATTTGTTGATGAGTTTGCACGCACGACGAACCGACGGGATATCGCCGTATGCTTTGATATAATTCATGTCATCAATGACTTCCTGCTTTGTGTTGTAATGACTGCTGAGATTGATGTTATATCCGAGATTACAATAACTGATGATATGCTTACATATCCGCATAATATCACCTTTTTCCTTTACACTTAAAGACTTCTTGGGATTTTTGTGTTTCAAATATATTCGCAAATCCGCGTAATTCTTGATTTTATAGACATTATTGACCCTAAAAGGTTTTTGAAGTTTCTGATTTTGTAGGAGTTCGATGAGTTTGTCTTGAATGGATTTCTTGTTATCTTGGTGCGAGAATACGATTCTCAAATCAAGCGTATTGATGAGGTCAATAAGGTCGTTTTTAGAATGACTCTTTTCAATCGGTGCTGACATATAAAGATTCATACAAAAAAATAATACAATTCTAAGCGTAGGTCTTTAACATAATTTCAATTGCTTCATTTCTTCTTTAATGTCCCTTTGTTATCTAGTATTTTCCGAATCTTTGAAACCTTTGAACCCCCTCCCTTGCTATTTACTCCCTTCATACTGTTCAAGATTTCATTCAATTCTTTGACGCTATAACCTCCGTAATTTTTAAGAATATCGCTATCAGTCATAGGACGACGCCTCGCCCTCACCTTTTTGAGTGCGTCTATCTTCTGCTTTCTGCTCTCAAACGCACTCTCTTCCGCCATCTCTTTCTTTTTCGCTCGGGTCTTCTTCGCCTCTGCTTTTTCCTCCGCGGTTTACTTAGGCGGTGGTGGTGGAAGAAGCACGACGGGTTTCCGCTTCATTTTGACTCTCGGCACGAGTTTCTG